GTCAACCGATTAAGCAATTATTTAGTTACTCTGTCGGCTTTGGTTTTTCTTCTTCTTTTTGGTTCGTTAATAGTGCTTCTTCCTGCACTTTCACTGTGTGCTTCATGCGAAGTTCGCTCACCATCGATTCCAGCTGGACGATCATGTCGTCTATTTCGGCGAGGTCGCTCGGTGATGTTGAGAGATCCTGGAAATACGCTTTTATCGTTGGCTTTGACAGAAGCGCTGAAGTGGCTTTTCGGACCTTGCTGTTCATCGCGTTGATCATTGAAGTGTACGCGGTGAGGTCGGCTGCCACGGTCTCTGGTGCGGTTAAATTGCCCCAGGCTTCCGTTGTTGACTTTGCGAATTGTTGCATTGTTGCTGGCAGCACCGCCACCAGCTCGTGAAAGTAAAGTTTCCCTTGCATGTTGATGTAAACGTAGGTCCACGTCTCCTAGTGGCAATCCATCTTCGTCGAGCGTGTTCTTATATGGATTTTCATCCTCACGGTCGATGGATAGCTGAGACCAAACGTCGTTGGACCCCGCCAATGAAGCATCAAGTTGCTTCAAGGTGGCAAGGTCGATCCCGACTCTAGCCGAGATCACGTTCCACATCAATTCAATGTCCTCGGCGGCTTGTGGCCACGCGCCCCCCGTAGTTAGCCAGTACGGTTTCTCCCGATTACAGGATTTGCGCGCTTCACGCTTCTTGGCACTCTCAACTGTTGAAGCATAATTGCGGATGACCATCTCGCAAAATGTTGAGGTGATTGGTGTCAAACTATCCGTCACCAGGTATCCTTCAACACGATCAACTGCCGCAGAAGCCAATGGTACATTTGGGTCACGCATAGTGATATGCAGTTTCCGCCATGTGCGCAATGGGTCCTGGAATGTCGTGTTGGTGGTGTACGGATCGGGGAAGACTCGAGCGAGGAATGTTAGTCCCTTCTGTTGGTCGTACCGCTCGATCTTCAAGCTCATGCCGAGTTGCTCTGCGACCTTGACGAAGTTGCGTTGGTATCGTCGTTCAAAAACGGAGTCATCGCCAAAAGCGATGCCGATTCGCCTGAAACAGTCTTCTTTGTTCGCTTCAGGTTCCGTCATTCGCACTGCGCAATACTGCATGAAAGCATTTAGCACGGTGTTCAGGTCGCAGGTAGTGGGGCTACCACTTTTCACACCAACCAGTGGATCGTACTTAAACCCGAAGGATTTAGCACGCCCAGGGCATGATATGAGCATGTCGGTATAAGACTGCAATTCGAGGGATGACTCGGTTTGGAAAAACCTCAACATCACGGCATTCATCACGTGTCGTTGACACCATGACGAAACCGTGCCGTCGAAATTGGAGAAATCGCCCTCAATCGGTTCATCAATGTTTGCGACATAGTCGCAGACACTAGCTGCAATTTGCTCAGGGGTGCTCCCCGGCATGAACCAATGGCGATTGTGTTCTGAATGTAGAACTTCATCCCTGAATTTTAAAGTGAATGCGGAGAACTTCAACAAGAACCGGCTGTCAGCAAAAGATGATATAATGCGCGGGCTCTTGTTGGTTGGTTCGTTCTTGACGAAAGCCTCGATTAGCCTTCGGTGCTCGCAATCCACAGTTTCCCATATTTGTTTGACGGCAAGAACTTGAGTTGGTTTATCAAGTAACGCTGCAGCTTCCTCAAGGGAATACTGCACCCCATCTCCAGCGAGCGGGACTACTAACTTCACAAATTCATTTGCGTAGTTTTGAATTCTAGCTGTCGGACGTTTGTCGTTGGCAACATATGTGACCCGCTGATCAATGGAATCGGAAAGCGTTTCCCATCTCTTGATCATCGGGACCATGTTGCTGTCGGTCAGGATTCTAGTGGCGTATGTTCTTGCAGACGTGACTGCATCGTCAACCTCGAAAGTCGACGGCCAATGGACTGTTGGTTGGCTAATGGGTCTGGCCACCCGTGCCGCGACGTTAGCGACAAGTGCTTTGCCAGTGAAATACTGCCCAACCATGGCTAGTGTTTCAGGATCAGTCACCTTCATTTGCACCAATCGTGATGTTACAGATTGTGCCGAGGTCAAGCCCATCAGGACATCAAAGCGTACCTTGGGTAATGACGTTTGCGCGTCT